CAGCGTGGTGCTGACGGACATCCGGACGATTGCCGCCGGCGCGTTTCTCGTGATCCCACTCCCGAAGATCGGGCAGGGGACGGCCGGCGTCAGCCAAGCCGAACGGACGCTCAAGCTGTGGCTTGATCGCGCTGAGCAGCAATCCGCCGATTTGCTGCAGGAGTACGACATCGGCGGGACGCGCCGCGCGAAGCGGTACACGCCGGAGCAGCTCCAGAAGGCGATTGCGTTCTGGCGTGGCGCCGTCGCGCGTGAGCGCAACAACGGCCGTCTACCGTCTACCGCTGTCTGGTTCGGCCGTGGCTAAGCCGGGACTCGTGACGCGCGCGCTGTCGGCGCTGGGGCTGCAGCGCGTGTCGAAGCGCAGCGGCTTCTACGCGGGCGCTGGACTTAACCGCCTCACCGCCGATTGGATTCACGGTCCCGCGTCAGCGGACGACGAGATCCGCTCCGAGGGGCGCACCTTGCGCCAGCGTGCCCGCGATCTGCGGCGCAACAACGGCATCGCCGCGCGCTACATCAAGCTGCAGGTCCACGGTATTCTCGGCCCAACGGGTGTCACGTTGCGCGCCGTGGTGCCGAATACGCGCGGGCAAACGAACGGCGCTGCGTCCACCGCGATCGAAACCGCGTGGCGCCTGTGGGGCGCTGCTGCCGTGTGCGACGTGGCGGGCCGGTTGGCATGGGCTGACGTGGAGCGGCTGGCCGTCGAGACATGGAAAGGAGACGGCGATCATCTCGTGCAGATGGTGCCCGGCTTCGACAACGGCTGGGGCTTCGCACTACAGACGCTGGACCCCGATCAGTTGGACGATCTCTATAGCATCGCCGCGACAGGCACGACGAACGAGATCAAGATGGGCGTCGAGGTGAATCGCTTCGGGCGTCCGGTCGCGTATCACGTCTGGGCGGCGCATCCGAGCAACAGCGGCGCGAAGATCCGCCAGCGCATTCCGGCTGAGCAGATCATCCATTTGTACACGCCGACACGACCGGGCCAGACGCGCGGCGTGACCGCGTTCGCGCCCGTCATGCTGACGATCAAGATGCTGGGCGGGCTGCAAGAGGCCGTGCTCGTCCTGATGCGTACCGCCGCGTGCAAGATGGGATTCTTCGTGCCGAACGATCGCTACGAAGGCCCGATCGAATCCGGCGACGGGTCGCAGAAGATCCGCATGGACGCCGAGCCGGGGCTGATCGACCAAGTGCCCGCCGGCTTCGACTTTGAGTCATGGGACCCAGGCCAGCCGAGCGACGCCTACGCCCCGTTCACGCTGGAAACGAAGCGGGACATCGCGGCGGGACTGGACGTGTCGCACGCGGCGCTGACGGGCAATCTCGCCGAAGCGAACTACGGATCACAGCGCGTGGGCATGACGCTCGAGCGCGAAGGCTATAAGCGCGACACCGCGTATCTGATGCGCGAGTTACACGACCGCGTGTTTGCGCAGTGGATCTATTGGGCGACGCTCTCCGGCAAACTGCAGATCAGCGCGTCCGTCGCGCAGATGGGATCAGAGGTCGCCGAATGGCAGGCCCGCGCCTTCGACTGGATTGATCCGCTGAAGGACATCGACGCCGCGCTGTTGGAAGTGGATGCGGGGCTCAACAGCCTGACGCGCATCGCTGCCAGCAAGGGCCGCGACATCAACGACGTGCTCGCCGAACGCAAGGCGGAGCAAGAGAAGGCCGCTGCGCTGGGCGTGGCGCTGGTGCTGCACAAGCAGACCGGCGGCGCACCCGCTGATGTTCCCACCACGACCCCGGCGGCGCCCGTGCGCTTGCTGCGAGAGGCCCACTGATGGCAGACGAAACCCGCACGCTCCCGACGATGTACCGCGACGTGACGCTCTCCGTTGACGCCGTGCGCGCCAACGATGGCACGACCGACACGCGCATCCCGATGTCCATCTCCAGCGAGTTTGCTGTGGAGCGCGGCGGGTTCTTTGAGGCGCCGTACATGGAAGTCTTAAGCCACGACGTCGGCGCGGTGGATTTGGCGCGCGCCGTTGGTGGCTTGCCGCTGTTGATGGATCACGACCACACGCGACAGATCGGCGTGCTGGAAGATGTGCGCATCGGCGCTGACAAGCGGCTGCATGGCATGGCGCGGTTCAGCAAGTCGCCTGCCGCGCAAGAGATCCGGCAGGACGTGCTCGATGGCATTCGCACGCGGACGAGCATCGGCTACCGCGTCATGGAGTTGACGCAGGAATCGAAGCCGGCAAAGGGCGCGCTGGCCGTCTATCGCGCATCGTCGTGGCAGCTCTACGAAAACAGCCTCGTTTCAATCCCGGCTGATCCCACAGTTGGTGCAAATCGGAACGCGGGCGAGGCCGCGTATCCCGTTGTCGTTCGGTCCCTCGATTCCATCATCGCCCCGCAAGGGCAGGAGACACCCATGTCCGACAAGGACACGGCGGCCCCGCGCGGGGCCGCCGTCGACGTTCCGGTCATTGACCGCAGCGCCGAGATCGTGAATATGTGCGCACTGGCCGGAATGCCGGAGCGCATCGCAGGATTCGTCAACGGCGCCGCATCGCTTGACGCGATTCGGTCGGAGCTGTTCGCGGCACGCTTGGCTATCAACACCGTGACGCCGATCGCGCCGACTGCCGTGACCGACGTGAAGGACCGCGCCGAAGGCAAGCCGTGGAACGGCGCTGGCGAGTTCTACACCTCGGTCGTTCGCGCAGATCGGCACCCTGACCGTATCGACGTGCGTCTGCTCGCCTCACGCGCGCAGGACACCAGCACGGCCCACGAGGGCGGCTGGGCCGTACCGGAGTCGATCGTGTCGGTGTTGCTGGAGCCGTCGCTGACCGCAGGCGAGTTGCTGTCGCGTGTCACCACGCGCCCGATCACCGTTGGCAACGGCTACAAGGAAGCCGTGCTGAAGGAAGAGTCTCGCGCGAACGGGTCGCGGAACGGTGGCGTGCAGGGCTTCTGGACGGCGGAAGACGCCACGTTTACGCAGTCGCAGGCCGCGTTGCGCCTGGTCGAGCTGGCGGTGAAGAAAGTGGGCGCCGTGGTGCCGATCACCGAAGAGCAGATGGAAGACGGCCCCGCGTTGGAGTCGTTCATCAACGAGCAGGTGCCGGAAGAGTTGATGTTTCAGAAGGAGCTCGCAATCTGGTCCGGCTCAGGCGTCGGCCAGCCGCTTGGCTTCGCCAACTCGGGCGCGCTCATTTCGCAGGCGATCGAAGGCACGCAGACCATCGCCAACACGAACCAGTTCATCTGGCTCAACGCGGCGAACATGTACGCCCGTATGCCCGCCCGGATGCTGGGCGGCGCCGCATGGTTCATCAATCAGGAACTGCTCGCCAAGATCCTCACGTCGGTGACGGCTGCCGGCGCGGGTGCGGTGCCGATGTTCACCATGCCGGGCCAGCTCGCCGCGTTCCCGAACGGCGCACTCTACGGCCGTCCGATCGTGCCGGTGGAATACGCCAGCGCCGAGGGCACCATCGGCGACTTCGTGTTCGCCAACCTGAGGGACTACCTCTTCGCGCAGAAGGGCGGCGTGCGGTTCGCGCAGTCCATGCACGTCGAGTTCTTGCGCGACCGGCAGGTGCTGAAGTTCATCGAGCGCGTTGACGGTACGCCGCGCACCCGTGTGCCTATGACGCCGTTCCGCGGCACCCGCACACTGTCCCCGTACGTCGCCCTCGCGGCACGGAGCTAAGACCATGGCATCATCCGTTCCGATTCTCGCTTCGGCGATGATCGAAAACCTCCTCGCGCCGGCCGCTGATGCGGGCGGGCGCACGGGCACGTACAAGTCGCTCAAGTTGGCGCACCGCGCGTCAGTGCTGGTGAAGATCAACCAGGGCAACGCGGCCACGATTCTGCTGTCGCTGTTGCAGGCGACAGCGGTCGCGGGCACGGGCAGCAAGGCCACCGCCGCGATGCAGATCTTCGTGAAGGATTCCGACGCGGCTGGCGCGTGGGTGCGCCAGACCGACGCCGCAACATTCACCACGTCGGCTGGCGTGACGATCAAGTATGTGCGGTTTGACATTGACCCGTCGCGCTTGGATGTGGCGGGTGGGTTCGACTGTGTCACCGTGTCCACTGGCGCCAGCAATGCCGCCAATATCACGAGCGCGGATCTGATCATCGGCCCTGCACGGTACGCCGAAGATGCACCGCCGAACGCGATCGCTGACTAATGCTGGTCACGATTGCGCACGGACTGCGGGCCGGGGAGCTGATGAACGTGCTCCCCGCGCTCGCGGCGATGATGCTCGCTGATGGCCGCGCCACGCTGCCAGACGACGAGGGCGCAGGGGCGATGTTGCCTCCCGCGCCCGCGATTACGCCCGAAGGTGTTGTCGTGTCACGTGATCCGGTCAGTCGCCGGGATCGCGGGGCGCGGCGCTGATGTTTGGCGCCGCGGACGCCATCGCCATGCTGTCGGACTTCGGTGTCCCGGTGGTCTACCGCGGAT